ACGAGTCGACGCGTACGAGGCCCTCAGAGCGCAGGGCATGAGCAAGAAGAAGGCCGCGAAGATCGCCAACGCGGGCAAGACGAAGGCCGGCCGCTCGGCCATGGCGAAGAAGGCCGCGCGCACCCGCACCCGCGCCCGGCGCGGCAAGTAGCCCTTGGGAGGTGGCCATGCCGAACCAGTACAACCGGCCCGTCACCGACGAGGACTACCAGCGCGTACGAGAGCTGCACGCCCAGGGACTCGGCCGGAACGCCATCGCCCGCGAGATCGGCCGCGCCCAGCGCACCGTCTCCGTCATCGCCGCCGAGCTCGGCCTGACCTTCGACACGTCGATGACCGAGGACGCCACCCGCGCCCGCATCGCCCAACTCGCCGCCCTCCGGGCAGACACCGCCCTGGACCTCCACCTCGACGCGCTGAAGCTCACGCAGCAGATGTGGGAGCCCGCCGTCGTCTTCAACTTCGGCGGCAAGGAGAACACCTTCAACTCGCGCCAGGTCGACGAGCCGCCCGCCGTGGACAAGAAGGCGCTGATGTCGGCGGCCGGGATCGCCCTAGAGAAGTCCCTGAAGCTGGTGCCGCCCGCCGACGACTCCGGCGCCGAGGACGCCCGCTCGATGCTCGGCCAGCTCATGCGCGGCCTGAAGGCGGCGTACGACGAGGCCGGCGAGGAGGGCGGGGCAGGCGAGGAGGCGGAAGGTGAGTCTCCTTGATGCGCTGCCCCTGTCCCGCAAGCAGGTCGTGTCCATCGTGCAGGCCGAGGCCCGGATCAACGCGTGGGAGGGCAGCGTCCGGTCCGGGAAGACGATCGCCAGCCTGATCCGCTGGCTGATCTTCGTGGCGACGGCCCCGACCGGCGGCGAACTCGTCATGGTCGGGCGCACCCGGGACTCGCTGTACCGGAACGTCATCGCCCCGCTGATGAACCCCGACCTGTTCGGGCCCCTCGCCAAGCTGGTCAAGTACACCAACGGCGCCCCGATCGCGTACATCATGGGCCGCGCCGTCCACGTCATGGGCGCCAACGACGCCAAGGCCGAGCCCAAAGTCAGGGGTATGACGTGTGCGGGCGCCTACGTCGACGAGGCGACGACGCTGCCCAAGACGTTCTTCGACCAGCTGGTGGCGCGCTGTTCCGTGAAGGGCGCGAAGATCTTCACGACGACCAACCCGGACAACCCCGGGCACTGGTTCCGCCGCGACTACCTGAAGCGGCCGGCCGAGACCCGGCTCCGATCGTGGCACTTCACCCTCGACGACAACCCGTTCCTCGACCCCGAGTACGTGGCCAGCCTCAAGTCCACCTATGTGGGCCTGTTCTACCGGCGGAACATCCTCGGCCACTGGGTCCAGGCCGAGGGCGCCATCTACGAGGCGTTCGACGAGCGGCGGCACGTCGTCGCCGACATCCCGCGCATCCAGCGGTGGCTGTGCGACGCCATCGACTACGGCACCACCAACCCCTACGCCGACCTCCTGATCGGGCTCGGCGAAGACCAACGGCTGTACGTGGTCTCGGAGTACCGGTGGGACTCCCGCGCGCAGCGCCGCAAGAAGACCGACGCCGAGTACTCAGCCGCTCGCCGGCGCTGGCTCGCCGGGGTGGCGCAGCCGCAGAGCAACGTGCTCGGCGTGCAGCCGGAATGGACCGTGGTCGACCCGTCCGCGGCCTCGTACATCGAGCAGCTGCACCGCGACGGCGTGACCGGCGTGACGGCGGCCGACAACACCGTCCTGGACGGCATCCGTACCGTGTCGTCGCTGTTCGCCGCCGACCGGCTGCGCATCCACCCCTCGGCCGTCGGGCTGATCGAGGAAGTCCCGGGCTACTCCTGGGACGACGAGGCCGCCGAGAAGGGCGAGGACAAGCCCATCAAGCAGAACGACCACTCCTGTGACGCGCTGCGCTACGGCGTCCGTACGACTGAGGCCCTGTGGCGGCCGCACATCCCGACCCTGCTGGAGGTGGCGGCCTGATGGCCATTCGCGTGGAAGTGCCGCTCTCGGCCGTCAACACGGAAATCGAACTGCCCATCACCATCGGCGTCGGCGACGTGATCAGCACCGTCGGAAGCCTGGCTCTCCAAGTCCGGGGCGGGCGGGTTGAGGACTTCCGGCCGCGGCTCGCAGAGGCGCTGCGCGAGGCGGCCGACAGCCTGGAGCGCGCCGACCCGGACGAAGACGACGAGGAGGCCCCGGATGCCGCTGCCGACCGGTAGTCAGCCGTGGCCGCCTCCCGAGATGCGGCCCGTCCTGGAGCAGGTCTCCGTGTGGGACGCCTGGTACTCGGGCAACCCCGACCGCCTCGCCACCATCTACGGCGCCGGCGGCATCCCCGAGGCGCGGCCCTCGCAGTACCGGGGCGGCATCGTCGGCGCGGTCGCCCGCTGGTTCTGGGGACGCCCCCCGTCCGCGGGCGAGCAGCGCTCCAAACTGCACGTGCCGATCGCCTCCGACATCTGCCAGACGAGCAGCGACCTGCTGTTCTCGGAGCCGCCCACCGCCCGTGCCGAGGACAAGCCGACACAGAGCCGCTTGGACGAGCTGATCGACGGGGGCGCGCACGCGGCGCTGCTAGAGGCGGCAGAGCTGTGCGCGGCGCTGGGCGGCGTGTACCTGCGGCCTGTGTGGGACGCCGACCTCGCGGACAAGCCGTGGCTCAGCTCGGTGCACGCGGACGCGGCGATCCCCGAGTTCCGCTGGGGCCACCTGTCCGCCGTGACCTTCTGGGAGGAACTCTCCCGCGAGGGCGGCATCGTGCTGCGGCGCCTGGAGAAGCACGAGCCGGGCCGCATCCTGCACGGCCTGTACGAGGGCACCTCCGACCAGCTCGGCCGGCCGGTCCCCCTCGCCGAGCACGCATCGACCCGAGGGCTCGCGCCGTTCGTTGACGAGCAGGGCGCGGTGCTCACCGGCTACGACGGGCTCACCGCCGTCTACGTGCCGAACATGCGGCCCAACCGGCTGTGGCGCAGCGTCCGGCACGCCTCGCACCTCGGCCGGTCCGACCTGGCGGGCGTGGAGCCGCTCCTCGACGCCCTCGACGAGACCTACTCGTCGTGGATGCGGGACATCCGCCTCGGCAAGGCCCGCATCCTCGCCCCGTCCGCCTACCTCCAGTCCGCCGGGCCCGGGCAGGGCGCCGTCTTCGACGCGGACCGCGAGGTCTACAGCGAGCTGAACATGCTGCCGCGCGCGGGCGACGGGAACATGCTGACCCTCAACCAGTTCGCCATCCGCGTCACCGAGCACCGCGACACGGCCGCGGACCTGGTGGAGCAGATCGTCCGCTCGGCTGGCTACTCGTCGCAGACGTTCGGCGGGAAGGGCGAGGCGGCGGTGACGGCTACGGAGGTGGCCGCGCGGGAGCGCCGCTCGTACCTCACCCGGGACCGGAAGATCGTGTATTGGGATCAGGGCCTCCCGGACGCGTACGCGGCTCTCCTCGCCGTCGACAAGGCGGTGTTCCGTACCGGGGTGACGGTGCAGCGGCCGGCGCTGGAGTGGGGCGACGCCGTCTCGGAGGACCCGCAGGCCCTCGCGACGACGGCGAACCTGCTGCGGACGGCGGAGGCCGCCTCGACGGAGACGCTCGTGCGGATGGTGCATCCGGACTGGGACGACGAGACCCGCATCAAGGCCGAGGTGGACCGGATCCTCGCGGAGTCCGGGCGGATGGTCGCGGATCCGACGCGGACCGGAGCGGAGGGAGCCCCCGATGCCGGTTTCCCCAGCGATGGCGGAGGATTTGGCGGCTGAGGTCGCCCGCCTGTACGAGGACGCGGAGGCCGCTTTGCTGGAGCGGCTCGCCGCGGCGCTGGAGGCGGACATCGACTCGCCCCGCTGGGCTGAGCTGAAGCTGGCCGCGCTCGGCAATCTGCGCACGGCCGTGGAGGAGGTCGCGGAGGCGCTCCAGACGGACACGGACGGGGCCGTACGGCGCGCCCTGGTCAAGGCGTACAACCGGGGCCGTCAGGCGGCCGTGGCGGAGCTGGGCGCGCTGGACATCGGCCGGGAGCTGGTGGCCCGCGAGACCCTGCCGGGCGCTCCGGCGGTGGACCGGCTCGCCGCGTCGATGGCCGAGGACACCCGGCCCGTGTACGTGCGGGTCACGCGCGCGGTGCTGGACGCCTATCGGCGCGTGGTCGCCCGCGCGTCCGGGAACGTCCTCCTCGGCACCCTGACCCGCCGGCAGGCCGCACAGCGGGCGTTGAACCAGTTCGCCGACCAGGGCGTGACGGGGTTCGTCGACTCGGCCGGTCGCTCGTGGGACATGGCCACCTACGCGGAGATGGCCGTACGGTCCGTCACCGCCCGGGCCGCCATCGAGGGCCACATCGACGCGCTCGGCGAGATCGGCGTAGGCCTGGTGATCGTGTCGAACGCGCCGCTGGAGTGCGAAATCTGCCGGCCGTGGGAGGGCGAGACGCTCACGCTGTCCGGCCAGTCCGGGCCGCACACCATCCAGGCCGAGCACGCCACCCAGACGGTGGGCAGGCTGCGCCGCCCGCGGATCATCCCCGTGCACGTCGCCGGGTCGCTCGTGGAGGCCCGCGCCGCCGGGCTGTTCCATCCGAACTGCCGGCATTCCCTGTCCGCGTACCTGCCCGGGGTGACGAAGCGGCCCCCGAACCATCCCACGCCCGGCACCACGTACGAGGACACGCAGCGGCAGCGCGAGATCGAGCGGCACATCCGCCGGTGGAAGCGCCGCCAGGCAGCCGCGATGGACGACGCTGCGCACCGGATCGCCGGGGCGAAGGTCCGCGCCTGGCAGAAGGCCCAGCGTGAGCACATTGCCGCGCACGAGCACCTACGCCGCAAGCCTCAGCGCGAGCAGATCGGCTCGGCACGCTGACCCTCAGCCCGCCAGGCGCGGGCCCGATGCGCC